AGAGCGTAAGTTGGGCAAGGGTATTCTGAGTGTATTTCACATGACAGTCGAACAAGCCCATGTGAGTTTTTGACGGGCGACTTCACATCAAAGTAGTCTCCTCCGTCTATGACTATATCAGCGTCTATTTCTTTCGCTTTCTGACCTATCCATCTTAACTTATTGGCTACGTCTTCTGTCCAATTTCCTGTGCGTCTTCTAGGGGTTCGATCTCCCATATGGACATCGGTTCTCCATATTAATCGTGGCATGAATCACCTCCTTCCCTTAGACATATAGGACAAACACCTTTTCTTATTTCTTTTTGGACTTCTTCTACTTCGACAGAGAGTTTATCTATTTCTCTACCTGCGAGTTGGATACCGAGTTCTAGCTTCTGCTTTCGCTCTAGCATAGCAATGATCTCAGAATCGTCTGTCGGAGCTACGATTTTCTTCATCGTCAAGAGGGGCATGAGTTCTTTAATCGCACTTCCAATCTTATTTCTTCTGTCGAGTAATCTTTGAAGCTCATCTACTTCAGGTAGGGTGGGGGCAGATACATTTATCGGGCTAGTCTCTATTTCCTCTAATGCTTCGATCTGATTGACTACTTGATTCCTACGCTTTAAGAGGTTTTCAAGCTCGCTGATCTGATCGTATTCTGAGAGGTCGAAAGAAGGGGTTTCTACGTCTTTGGCTTCTGCCATTATTTCGATTAGCTTACTGATCTTGTCTTTCTTTAGAGCGAGGCTTTCAGCCTTAGTGACTTTGCCTTCAGCTTCTATCTGACTTTGTTCTGCTTGCTCAAAGTCTGAGAGGACATTCATGTCTAAGTCTTCATAGAGAGCGAGGTTATTTTTCGCAGTCTCTAAGTCCTCACGCTTTACTTTCATACGAGACTTAATGTCTCTTATTTCTGATCGAGCTTTAGCCGAGGCTGTCTCAAGTTGCTGTATCATTTCCACGTCTGAAAGGGCAGAGGACAAAGCACTTGGGGGTAGGTCGATCAGAAATATATTCTGAAACTGCTTGGCTATCTGAGGGTAGACTTCCTTTCCGTCTATTGTGACGGACTTTATGCCTAAGTCTTTTACTTCATCAGGAACGCCACTTCCTACCTTGCTTATTTCTTTCCCATTGACAACGTAGCGATTTACTTTCTTGCCCTTTTCCCAAAGCACTTCATTGCCGTCATCAAACGTCACTAAAACTGAGGAATGGCTCTCTCCATTACGGACATGAGCATCACCCCTCAAGTTAGTGAAAACCCCATTAAATGCTCTCGCTAGGGCTGATTTACCAATGCTATTCTCGCCTGTGATAACGGTCAGTCCTTTGACCTCTATCTCAGCACTCTTAATAGACTGAAAGTTGTCTACTTTTAGCTTCATATGTTCTCCTTTCGCATAAGAGAACATATAAGATTTTATAGAGGTTTAGTAGCCCGTTTTTGGAAAACCTTGAGTGTCTTTTCCCACTTGCTATAGGCTATGATTCTTGTATTACATTGATCTCTGTCAAACATCTCTTGGTACTTGAGGAAATGGTACTCCTCACCTGCGAAAAAGAGTCGTTTAACCTCGTCTTTACAGACAATAATCTTGATCTTGCTTGGGTCTTCTTGAGGCAAGTGAAACATACCCCCTAAGATCAGAAATAAGAGAACAGGAAGAATGTACCTCATTACAAGTCCTCAAGACTCGCTAGGAAATCCTCATCAGACTCCTCTGACATATTAGCAAGTTCTTCAAGGCTTGGAGCTTCATCATTACTAGAACTATTCTTAGGGTCAGCGAGGTAGGGCTTAACCTGTGCGAAGATGCTTGCGATATGTTCATCAGTTAAAGACTCTTTGAAGTTGTTCAAGCCTTGACCACGAACCTCTCCTTCACCACTCTGCCATGAGTACCAAGCACCCCCTTTCTTAACAACACCTGTCTTGATACCAAGCTCAAGGATAGTACGAACATTATCGACACCCTCACCCGACATGAGATAGAAATCGACCTCTTTGTGGGCTGAATCTGAGACTTTGCACTTATCGAGCTTGGCTCGCACTTGAGTACCAAGAACGGTGTCAACTGCCTTACCCTGCATACCGTCCCATTCTTTACCCTTTTCCTTACCCACTACACGAAGCATAATCTGAAGCGTAGAGAAGAACGACCAAGCCTTACCTCCCTGTGGGATTTTCTTAGGACCTGCGAAAGAGGGTCCACCACCACCGATAGACTCACGAAGCTGAGAAATACCGATAATGGCTGTCTCTGTTGACTTGATCTTGCTCTTGATCTTAGGGAGATATTGACTCCACAAACGAGCATTAAGACCAACAGGAGCAGGACCGTCATCTTGCTTGTCAAAGATTGCTTTCGGAACTGCGGCACCCACGCTGTCGATCACGATAAGGTCAACACCTGCATCAGCCATAGTAAAGAGGTAGCGTAAACCTGCTTCAAGAGTATCGGGCTGAATGAGCATGAACTTTGTAGGGTCTGAAACAGGAACACCTAAGAGTGAAGCATATCGGTGATCGACCTCATGCTCCCAATCAATGTAAACACAAGTGCCACCTTCGGCACAAATCTGAGCCGCAGTTTGGAGAGCAATCGTAGTCTTTCCTGCACCTGCAAGACCGTAAAGGTTGGTGATATTTCCTTTCGGAATACCCGGACAGGGGCGTACCCCATGCTCATTCTCTTTACCTCCAATGAGATAGTCAAGAGCAACAGAGCCTGTAGAAATGTGAGGGCGACTCTCTTTAAGACTGTTGGGGTCGAGAGAGACAACGTGATCTTCTTTTAATGCTCCTGCGACTGCCTTCGCCGCAGCCATGAGATCGGTTTTTGGTTTCTTAGTAGCTGACGCTTTCGCTTTTGCTTTTGCCATGAATATTTCCTTTCGAGGCATGAGTTAAGGACACCTCTTTATATAGGAGGATATGTGTCTTTGTATCTTAATTTTCTTCTGACCACCTAAAGTATCTGTCATTCTCTTTATGGGTTATACCCTTACGCTTTACCTTGCCTGCTTTCTTTCCACGCACATATTTTTCGTAGTCGGTGAAGTGCTTTTTTTCCAACTCTGAGAGGTCACTTATTTCTAGTTCCCCCTCAACGAGTTGCCAAAACCGACCTGCTGTACGACCAACCCAATAAGCGTCTGCTTGGTGGTGATTCCAACGCTTCGCACCTTGCCCTTCTGTCGCTTGCTTTACAGCGTCTACCATGTCGCCTTTCTGCATCTTCCAACCTTTCGGGCGATTAAGAAATAAAGACGCATGAGCTTTCACTTGGTTCGGTGTGAGGTAAACAGTATCACATTTCTCAAGCATCAGAGCTTCGTTAGAATATAGAAATAAGCCGTACATACCCTCTGAATAAAGGTCGTTAAAGATGGGGCTCTCTATCCCAACTCTTAGGCTCTTATCAGGGTAGTTTGATCTGATTGTTTGTACTATTTCCCTCAAGCCCTCTCGAAGAAATATGTAGCGATTGACGAACATCATGTCGGCTTTCGTAGACATCATTCCTTTGTCTAAGAAATGACCGTCATCTTCCATGAGAACCCACCCAAAGTTTCTGAGTGAGGGGTCTAAACCTAGTATCATGTACCCTCCTTTTTTTTTCTTTATGACCTACTCGTAAGTATATACGACAAAGGAGACTAATCTTATGAGAAAACTATCACACCTTGAAATCAGAAACCTTGAAGCTCGCATTTCCAAGAGAGCGAGCACAGATCGTCTTGCCAAACAAATTGGTCGGATTGCTTACATTAAAACAAGCAATAACGCTAAGGCTGTTGAACAGGAAACAATCAACACAGCTTTTGAGGGCTTCGCTCAGGGGCTTGAGAACACCGAAGACCTCATACCGAAAAACTTCTCTAAAGTTATTAAGAGTTTAGGTATCAGATCGCCTGAAGACATTCTCTACCTTTACAATAATATGGACCAACTCATCGACAAGAACAACCCTCTCATCAGAGAAATGAAAGAAAAAGTGGACAGAGAGCGTTCTTTTAAGAGCAAGATGGACTTGATTCAGGAAATGGTTGATAACTATGATGATCGTGACCCTCTAGGCTTCTATGAATGGTGGAGTCAAGGGCAAGCAGACTTAGAAGAAGCAAGAAAATACATAGATAAGCACAACCTTGCACAGTTTTTCTTGTACGCTCTTATCGGTGGTGGTCTTGGTCTTTGGAGTGCCGCTTTTGGTGGTAAAACTCTGATAGCTTTAGTTAGTGTAGCAGGAGCAAAAGTTCTTGGGATTGTGATCGCCGCATACCTTGCAATCAAACTCTTAGGTTGGAGTGCGACTGCTCTTACCAATTTCTTCTACAAGCACTTGCTTCCATTTCTTATGAGGGCAGGAGTTAAGCTCGGTGATCTTCCAAGTCTGCTTTGGTCAGGGCTTAAAGGAATTGGCAGAGGGATTGCTGACACTTTCAATACAGGTGTGAGTAAGCTCAAATCATGGTTTGGCTTTGGTGATCGCAGAGCGAATATGCTTTTGCTACCTCTTTACTAAGGGATAATTGGAAATGAAGCTCTCAGAAGTAATAGCAAGCAGATACCTGGAAGGCTTAGAAATCTTTGATGAGCTTCCCAAGAAGAAAGTACGAGTAAGACCTTCAGAAATGAAGAAACTAGCCTCTGACTTTGGCGACTGTTATGAAGCTAATGGGAAATACTTCATGGATAATGCGTACCGAAATCCTAACCTCAGACTTGTTCATGGTGAGGTCATGGGTCAAGGGGAACTGCAAGGCATTTCCTATGGACATTGTTGGTGTGAAGACGGGGGTGAGGTACTCGACTTTTCTAATGGTAGAAACATCAAAATCGACAAGCGAGTCTACTACGCTCTAGGTCAAATAGATCGCTTCAATAACACCCATGTTTACGACCATCTTGAGTTCTCAGAAATGATCTCAACACATGGACATTGGGGTCCTTGGGAACTCAAAACAAAGACAGGACTTTAAGTCAAAACAAGTCGAAGATGGAAATAGTGTCTCCCTCTTGAGCTTCGGCTTTACCGACTTCAGCTTCTGATACTATTTCTGAGCCAATAGGCATCCAATGCCTAATCCTACCCTCACATATCTTTGCATATTCGGGGTTCAGCTCTATACCTACAAAATCATGTCCTAGACGGCTCATAGCAATACCCGTAGTTCCACTCCCAAGAAATGGGTCTACGACTTTAGAGTTAGGGGCTATGTCTCTAGCACACCACTCCATAATGTCGATAGGCTTAACAGTTGGGTGAACATTAGCTCGGCTATCATCTTCAGACCTCAAGCCTGCTTCTCTCTCAGATCGACTCGCTTTAGATGTGTAATAGAAATCATCAGAGTTTTCTCCTACAAAGATAGCGTCTCTCACTTCAAAACCTTGATCTTCAAGAGCGATCACACCTTTGTACCCTATGTCTTTGGGGATAAGTACGATATGACCGCCAGGTTTTAGAATAGCCATGAGTTTTTGAGCTTCTTCTTCTGTTGGCTCATCTAACAGAATAATCCCATGAGCGACAGGATCGTAGAGGGGGACTATACTTGCACCCTCGATGGTACGGTACTTTTCGTAATCTATTTCTGAGGGTTTCCCTACGATGACACAAGCGTCTTCTACGGGTGGTGTAATCATTGTTTTGAAGTATTCGATCATTTCTTCCATTAGTTATTTCCTTTCTTAAACTGCTTGAAGAACCTAGAAGCTCCTCCCTCATCATTGAACCCTCGTTGTGTCGTGTCCATCACATTGTTTGCGTTCCATGTGACTGATGTATTTGAGGTAGGATATATCGGATTTCCTGTGGGATTTCTTGTCGTGCTTTTAAGATGACCACTTTGCTGATTTAGCTCGGTGACAGGACAACCCTCTACACAAGCCCAATCCACATCTTGAGAAGTACAGCCCTCAAGGTGAGTAAGAATAAAGTTAGCAGGCCACCTACCCTCTACGTTAAACTCCATTTCTTTCCCTCTACCGTCAGACATACCTGCTCGACTCTCAGAGTAAACCTTGTCCGTCTTACCC